GGGACAACCCCACAGGACACATACGATAGCCTTATTAAGGTTACGGACAACGGGCCATTAAGCGGTACGGCTAAATACCTATCTGATGGATTGGGTAATGATTCGGTTCTTGCTTTGTCAAACGCACGGGTAGGTGTGGCAAGCACTTCGCCTCTTGCTCCACTTCACATTGGAAATACAACCATCAATAATGCTGCAATCGGCAGTTCTTTAGTTCGTCTTTTATCTCGTTCTACTGCAAACGATGTACAAGAGATAGGCTTGGGTGGCGAGGGAAGTATTACAATGTCTGCGATTGGCAACCTTGTAACCGATGGCGGTAATTTTGCAAAAGGGGCGATTTACTTTGCAACGAGAGATGTTACTACGAATACTGCTCCAACCGAGCGTATGCGAATCACCGCAGCAGGCAACGTAGGCATCGGCACGGATGCGCCTGATACTTTGGTTACTTTGGGTAGTGCGGCTCGTACTGATAACACCGCAGGAATTAAAATCTTTAGAGGTGGCGGCACTGCCTCTTACGCTACTTATGGATTTTCGGGTAACGCAGTTATCAATTCAGTAGGTGGTGACCTTGTTATTCAGCGTGAAAGCTCGGAGCGTGCCCGTTTCACTACCGCAGGTCTTTGCTTTAATGGTGACTTCGCAGCAGCCAACGCCCTTGATGACTACGAAGAAGGCACTTTTACTCCGACTGTTGAAGGAAGCAGCACCGCAGGTACTGCTACTTATTCTTTTCAAGAAGGCAAATACACTAAAATAGGAAGGCAAGTGTCTTGTCAAATAGATTTGGGATATTCAAGCGGAACGGGAACGGGAAACTTAAGAATCTCAGGACTTCCATTTGCTGATGCTACTTTAGCTAATCCCGCAGTAACCATTGGCTATTTAGACGGAATCACGTTGACCGCACTTAACTATGCTATGGCTTACATTGCAAGTGCTCAAACAAGAATTGATATTGTTCAAATACCCACAGGCGGTGGTGCTTTAACAAGCGTTGCATACGATGCCGCAGGTCGCATAATTCTAAACGTAACATACCCAACCGCTTAATAACTAAACAAAATGATTGAAGAAGTAATCTACATCAGCGCATTCAACGTCAAATTAGACGGACAAATTGAAGTACGCAAAACCACCGATGTAACCAAAGACGGAGCCGTTATCGCTTCCTCTTATTGGCGCGTGGTGCTTGCAGTTAACGACCCTGCTGCCGATGAGGTATTGGGAGTTAATGGCTACTACCGCACCCTTGCCAACGATGCTTGGGCAATGATTCCTGCACCTGTTGCAGAAGTTGTAGCAGAAGGCGAAGAAGCGTAAATTAGCAGGGAATTAAAACCCCCTACTGATGGAACACCTACAACAACGGCTTGATGCATTAAAGCAGCAAGAGGCGAATCTAATAATGCAATTAGATGAGGTTCGTGTCTTGGTATCTGCATACGAGAACACCCTAAACAAAGATGACAAAGGAGTCGGCTGATAGCGTAATCACGTCTTGGTCTTTAACGGGAGCAGGACTTCTCGTAAGCTACGCCCATCAAATGTTGGGTTTAGCCGTACTTGTAACCTCACTTGCGTACACTCTTTGGAAGTGGCGAAGGGACTACAAGAAGGACAAAGGTGCTAATTGAGCGCATCTTCGGTAATCCGAAGACTACTCTACTTGGGCTGATTATTATCGGCCTTTGTTTTGTTTTGGTGTTTTACGAGAAAGCAACGCTCACGGAGATGAGTGCATTTATGGTAGGTGCATTTGCACTTATGTTTTTGAAAGACCCAAAAGACGATGGCAAAGCAACAGGCGGTAAGTAGGCATATCAGCAAAAGCAAGAAGCGAGGCAAGCATTCCAAGAGTGCAAGCAGCAATAAGGCGAGCAAGAACTACTCCAAGCCCTACAAGTCGCAAGGGCGATGACCAAGAACTTCACCCTCGCAGAACTGACTGCTACAAAAACAGGGCTTCCTAACGCTTTACCCAAGCACTTGGAACCTAACCTCCGTGCGCTTGCAGAAAACGTCTTACAACCCACGAGAGATGCATTAGGTGCGGTGAAAGTAACGAGTGCATACCGCAGCCCTGCGGTGAATAGCAAAGTAGGGGGAGCAAAGACCTCGCAGCACGTACAAGGCCAAGCTGCGGACTTGAAATGCGAAGCAGGCAATGATGTTTTATTTTATTGGATTAAGGACAATTTAGACTTTGACCAACTCATTTGGGAATTTGGCTCTGATACTGCGCCATCGTGGGTTCACGTTAGTTACTCAAGTAGCAAGAACCGAAAACAAATCCTAAAAGCAGTCAAACACAATGGCAAAACTAAATACCTCCTCTTTTGATGAATGGCTTGACTCCCTTGAAACTAAACCCCAACCGACTTGCAATGTGGCCAATCCTGCTGACTGCGACTCTTGCGGTAGTTAGCAGTTGCGCTACTGTGAAACCAGTCCTCGAGAGTGTGATTGTAAGGGACACGGTAATTGTCACGCAGACAAAGTACCTGACCGACACGCTCGAACTGTTCAAGGACACGACAATTTACCAAGACAAGGTACGCCTTCAGCTTCAGTACATAGACCGAAAGGTGTACGTTGAGGCTACTTGCTTGCCCGACACGATCAGAGTTACACAAACCAAGATCCTCACGAAGGAGAAGAAGCAGAGGGGATGGACTTTGGAAGGTGCAGCAGTTACGCTTGGGCTTATCCTTGTCGTTGCGTACTTCATCAAGAAGTGGATAGATAAGCTCGTAGAGTAGGTTTATTTGGCTTCTGCTGCACTTAAATACTAAAATGGTATAAGTGTATGCCTTGAGGTATTTGGACGCGTTAGAACGCAACTTCTTTCTTTTTCTTTGTTAAGTTTCTTTTTCTTTAAGTTGTTTGGTAAAGTTAAGAGTTGACTTACTCAGCTAATTAGTAAAGTTATAAGTTTACTAAGTAGTTAAGTTAACTAATTAACTTTTAGAAAAAACAAAATAAAATTGACATAGCAAAGTCTTTATGCTAATTTGTAATGATTATAAATAATGAATGATCATATTTTCATTTATTGGGATGATGTACCTTTGGCTAATGACACCAAAGTACTACATCGGCAAGACGTTGAAGATAGAGGCGAAGGATGTGGTGATGGACTTCCAACCAGATAATTACAATCTTGGAACTGCCCTCACCTACATAATGCGTGCAGGCAAGAAACCGCACAACCCGATCTGTGACGATATCCGCAAGGCTATCGCACATCTTCAATTTGAACTTGAACGACAGAATGAGCAACGATCAGAAAGCGAAGGAAGCCAAACAACAACAGGAAAATATGCAGTACTATACTAACCCCGCGAAACGTAGGAAGATTGACTTTATCCTTGAGGAGTGTGCTACGCTGATGGCTAACTGCGAATCCGATTACAACTCTCGCCAACAGGCGAAGTACAAAGAACAAGAGTTACTCGGTGAGATTGCCAAGATAGACCTGCACTTCGCCATCCAATGTGGATATCTGATCCCGGACAATTGAAATCGTACAAGGTGGTTGTTGGCAAAGTGCCGAGTCTAAATGCCTTCTACTCATCTAAGCATTGGACAGTTCGTGCCAAAGCAAAGACTAAACACTGCGAAGAAGTAACGCTACAGCTTTTACAGTATGACCGCGAGCAGATCACGGATGTGCAAATCCTTTGCAGGGTAAATTACCGATACGATATTGACAATGCGATAATGGCGGTGAAGTTTGCGCTTGACGCATTCAAGACTTGGGGTGGCGTAAAGGATGACTCACGTACCTATGTGCAGTCGCTGAAGATGGTTCACGATACAACAATTGCCAAAGACACGGCAGAAATAACTTTCACAGGTTTGTTGGTAACAGAATAAGTTGTATATTTGCATAACTTAAAACCAATCAGTATATGACTTTATCATTTTCTCAAGACGTTTACACCGAGATGGTGCAAGTGCAACAAGCACAAATCCAAGCACTACAAAACAAGATACAAGAGCTTGAAGCTCGTATTGAGGTTTTGCAGCAGCAATCAATTCTATTTATCTAAAACCAATCTATACTATGCCTAAAATTATTTCTATCACCCCTACCGGCCAATGGCAGGATTTGTACAAACTTGAGGTTCGCTTCGATTCAGGGGATTTCGGTACTGCTTTTGCTAAATCACAGACTCCTCCCTACGCAGTAGGCGAAGACGTTGAGTATACTAAGAACGAAAAGGGTACAATCAAGATCCAACGTGCAAATGCTTTTGGTGCATCTACAGGTGGAGCTTATACCCCATCAGCTCCTTCATTTGCCGCTAAGCAAGATGACCGCTCGGCTTCTATCATCCGACAGGTTGCTCTGAAGTCGGCGGTTGAATACGCTTGTGCTGCGCAACACGATATAAACACCATTCTTGCCAATGCAGAGACCTTCAATGCTTGGATGACTGGCGCAAGTTCAGCTCCTGCCTCACACACGGAGCATTTCGCAAATCGCAACGACCCTTTCTGATTGGTTTTTAAATAGGTCGTCGCGTGAAGCCCCTCTACGGAGGGGTTTTTTTATGTCAATTATTTTGCTATATTTGTAAAACCAATTAGAAACAATGATACATCCTGATCTTCTGAGTAACGAATCATCGTTACCATATTTACAACGCGCACTCAAAGGCAAATACTATGACACGGGCAAGCTCGGTGTTTATGAAGTAGATGAATGGCTGAGGTTAAAAGATGGTGAATTTGTTGTAGTGGTCGGCCACGCCAACGTGGGCAAGACACATACTCTGCTTTACCTTATGCTGCTTCAGTCGTATAACTTCGGCAAGAAGTGGTTGATCTACTCCGCAGAGAACGAAGTACCAAGTCTGAAGAGAAAGCTCATTGAGTTCTTGGTGTGCAAACCTATCCAAGGGATTGACGAGGGGATGATGTTCCGCAAGCTTGACTTCATAAACGAGTACTTTCAATTTGTAGACGGCAACAGGCTATTCACTGCATTCGAACTTCTTGAGATAATGAATTCAATTAAAAACGAATGGAATTACACCGGTGCTCTTATTGATCCGTATAACTCTTTATCTACTGATCAAAAGAAATTAGGTAAAACAGGAATGCACGAATACCACTACGAGGTAGCCTCAGCGCTTAGGGTATTCGCTCACAAGAATAATGTAACGACAATCGTAAACGCTCACCCTGTAACAGAGGCGATGCGGAAGACCTTTTACAAAGGACACAAGTACGAAGGGATGGCGATGCCTCCCAATACCTCAGATATTGAAGGAGGCGGTAAGTGGGGTAATAGATCAGACTGCGTGATCGTTATACATCGTTTTGCCGCGCACGAAACTGATTGGATTTACACGCACATTCACGTTCGTAAGGTTAAAGAGATGGAAAGTGGCGGCCGCATAACTCCTCTTGAAACTCCCTTAATCTTACAAAGCCTATTAGGTAATGTTGGTTTTATGATAAATGGTCGTAACTTGCTGCCAATTAAAACAGATGAAACCCCTGCGACTGATGTACCCTTCTGACGACACCCACGATCTATACATAAGGGAGAAGCAGCTAATGCTTGCCGGTACTGCGATGTGGTTAGCGAAGCAAGCAGCAGACAAAGCAAAAGGCAGAGAGGTACAAGATGACATCCTGCACCACGTTATGTCTTGCCATTACGCAGACCTACTCTTGCAGCAGTTTATTGACTACCGCCAATTCACCGAAGGCAAGATGAACGAGATGTACTTGGCGAACGCCAAGCTGCGGATTGATAGCGAGCAGATGATATACGAGATACAACGCCTGCAGGGCATAATTGAAGATCAGCTATGAAGCAGATTCTATCACCATTTCAGAAGTACGAATGCTTTTCAGTAGATGGGGTGGACTACCTTGTTACCGATGTTACAATAATCCAAGACAAGGATGACAATTTAGTGGAATGGGCAAGTGAGATGAAGTTTAAAAGACTGAAAGACCACAAGCACTACACTATGCCAATCACCAAGATATTAACCAATTATAAAGAGGGCAGGGCTAAACACTGCAAATGCTAATGAGACCTTTTGAAATACGCCAATTAAAAGTTAGTAAAGAACAATACTATGCACGTTTGGGGTTCCAAGACAATGGAAGCCGTGCACATAAAGAAAGCACTGCAAGAGCAGCATTTGTATCAGCATTCAGAAACCACGCAACGCTTCACGAACTTGGTGAGGCCATAGACAAAGACCATAGCAGCGTAGCGTATGCCGTAAGGATGCATAAAGATCGCCTTATCTATGGCGATTATCAGCATTACTACAAGGTAGCCTGTTGCGTTCTTGAGGAAAACCCGATGGCATGTATTGATAAACCCGACTTTCAATCTTTGGAATTGGAACTAAATAAACTCAACGAGGTTGTGTGTGAGTTATCTAAGTATAAAGAACTATATTTAACGCTAAAGAAAACATTCGATGAATTTTAACGTAGGCTTTTATCCCATCTATGGGCTTATCGTAGGAGCAAATTGGTCAAAGACTGATTACCTTGAAGAGGATATTGTGATGCATACAGTTCAGTTTGCATTGTTTGTGATAATTGTAGAAATTACTTGGAACTCCTCTCATTATTAGCCAAGCGCCAGACCGATTGGATTCGGATGTGCAAGAGCTTTGGTGCAAGCGATGACCTTGCGCAGGAGCTTGTTCAGGAGATGTATGTCCGGCTTTATAAGTATGTGGCTGATGCTGAGAAGATAATGTACAACGAGACCGATGTCAATACTTTTTTTGTATATGTTACGCTCAGGAATATGTATGGGAACTTAATGCGAGCGCGATCTAAATTTGAGTTTGTAGATGTAAACATCCTTGAAGAATATATCTTTGAAGATACGAACGAAGATGCAGAAATGCAACTCATAGCACTATATGACAAGGTGTGGTCAACACAGGATGATTGGCATTGGTATGACAAAAAGATATTTGCACTATACCACAACACCGACATGAGCATTCGCACATTAGCTGGCGAAACAAAAATTTCAGCACGTTCCATATTCAACACACTAAAAAATGCAAGAGAGCGAATCCAAGAAGACTGTGAAGACTCCTACAAAGCGTACAAAGAAGCAAAGCGGCTTGGGTGATACCATAGAGGCTATCACAACTACCACAGGTATTAAAGCCGCGGTAGATTGGTTTAGTGAAGCAACAGGCATTGACTGCGGCTGCGCTGCCCGTAAAGAAAAACTCAACAAGTTATTTCGGTACAGGAAACCCGAGTGCTTAACCAAAGAAGAATACGAGTTTGTTGGCAAGATGCGAGGCAGGAACACTGTAACTGCAATCGAGCAAACCGAAGTCAATAAAATCTACAATCGCGTATTCAAAGATTCTGTGCAACCTACAACTTGCGGTTCTTGCCTGCGCGGTAGGTTACAAGAACTTGAGACATTATACAATGCTTATGGTCAGTAATGAGCGCAGACAGTACTCCAACCAAGTTGGTGATTTAACTGCAAATAGATTTGTAGAAGCTTGTGAGGCCATAGGCTACTCTTGTGAGAAGTCAGATCGAAACACTGACATCTACGATCACATAGACTATTTTGTTACACGCCTTAATGGAACAACATCTGTAGACGTAAAAGGAGGTAACCATCCCAATACTATTTGGGTAGAGTTTAAAAATGTAAAAGGTAACAACGGGTGGATGTATGGCAAAGCCGAGTACATTGCATTTGATATGCCTGAGCTTGGTGGGTTTGTAATGGTGAGAACACAAGAACTTGCACGGCTATGTGAAGACATTGTAGAACCTGTATTTGTGACAAAGCAAGAAGCCACAAGAAAATACTACCAAAGAGAAGGCAGACAAGACATAATAAGCAGACTTGAGTTGCCAGACATCCAAAGATTAGTTTCATTTAAAGTTTTAACCTATGCCAATCCCTCAACCCAAAAGTGGTGAAAAGCAATCCGAATACATCCAACGTTGCTTGGAAGCTATCGGAAGCGAATACCAAGATAAAGACCAAGCGGTAGCAATTTGCTACACGCAATGGAAGGAGGACAAGTAGTCCTCTTTTTTTTTGTCGTGTTGTTAGTAATTAAATAATTTGTTATATATTTGTAGAACATTTAATACCAATCAGATGAAAACACTACTTAAAAACACGGCCTACTTCTGCGCTCTTGCGTTGACGTTTTGGGCTTATCTATGGACTCTTGAACTTCTTGGAATATGATATTTACTTATAATGACCTAAAGTTTTGGCTCGAAGATGCCGACCTTTTGCCACAGTCTTATTGGGATGCCCTTGAGGATTACGATCCCGACAATAAGAATAGCGATGAGATTCTTGCTAAGTTTCTCGGCTACGTTCACGTCGCTGACTTCTACAACTACGAGATGGACATAACCTACGTTGAAGAGACCTACAATGAGGATGGCTACACCAACACCGTAGCCTACCCCACCACATCTATTTATGGAGAAGCCCCAAAGCTTGCCGATGACATTTACACCAAGTGGTTGAATTGGGCAACAACTGTAGCATCAGAAGAATAATTAAAACCAATCAAATGAAATATCAAACTATATCACAACTGCTCCGAGAGCTGAAGTCAGTAGACATATCTGAATCAATCCTCAAAGACATTGAAACCATTGAGAAGGTTACCTTGCGTATTGCCTACCATGATGCCTTGCTTCGCGTGCCCTTTGAGCAATGGTACCAATCGACATTTGAAAAGTAAACATTTTTGCTTACATTTACTAAAACCAATCAGATACAATGACAATTTTTGATCAAGCCAATGAGATCATATTTGAGCGCAATGAAGAAAAGGAGCGCCAATATGGTCCAATAATTAAATCAATGAGCTCGGCTGCTGTAATAGCATCAGAACTTTGCGGTAAAGAAATCACCACAGAAGATTTTTACAAGTGTATGATGGCGCTTAAGCTATCAAGACTTGGGTACAGCAGTAAGAGAGACACCATATTAGACCTTATTGCTTACGCAGGATCGTTTGATAATTTTAAAAATGGTGATTATGAAAAATAAAACACAGCTTGTTAGTGTACTTAAAAAGCTAAAGTATAATCTTGATCATAACATTTTTGTTATAGATGGCGCTACAAAGATGGTTGAGGTGCTAAATGCCAATATGATACTTGATCCAACAGACAAGATCATTAAACTTAAGGGCAGGCAAACGCCAACTAAGTACGTAGAGCAAGAGCTAAAATGGTACGATTCTCAAGACTTAAGTGTTAGCGAGATTGGCAAGCACGCAGCACTATGGCTTAAGATCTGTGGTGTTGACAGTAAGATCAATTCTAACTATGGTCACCTTGTTTACTCTGATTATAATCACAATCAGTACGAAAATGCTTTGATGCAACTAAAGCAGAGCAAGCATTCACGTAGAGCAATAATGATTTACAACAGACCGTCAATGCACGGTGATAGTGTTGAAAACAGTAAGAATGATTTTATTTGCACGCTAGCGCATCATTTCTTTATAAGAGATAACAAACTACACAGCGTTGTTAATATGCGATCTAATGACGCGATATATGGCTTCTTCAATGACTTTTATTGGTTTGCCACCGTCCAAGAACGTTTCTTGCAAGACGTGAAGAAATTATACAAGGAAGTAGAAATTGGACACATGTACTATAATGCCAACAGTTTCCACGTTTATGAAAAGCACTTTGATATGTTAAACCTAATTTTTAAGAAAAATGATTAAAAACCTAAAACACAGACTATCTTCTAACCACGACAAAAAACCAACTATATCAAATGCTGATGTTGTTGAAATGTTTGGCACTGGCGTGAATGACAATATAAAATTGTTGTATATAGATCATTCCATTGTATTAGAATATAAAGAAAATAGACAGTCGTTAACCTGGCAGTGCACCTCTCAGCTGCCTAATAATTTAGAAGTTCCAACTGTTGGCCATCCTGTTTTTTACAACGTCACACAATACACTGAGCTGCTTACTGATGAACTTCAAGCAATTAGAGATTGGGCTAACGATAGAAATTTAATATCTCAAGGCGATACAAAAACACAATATCTAAAACTATTAGAAGAATGTGGCGAACTATCGCAGGCTATTTTAAAGTCTAACAAAGTTGAGTTGATCGACGCCATTGGTGACATCATTGTTGTTCTAACGAATCTTGCTGCAATAGAGGAAGTTAAGATCGAAGACTGTTTAAACTCAGCTTATAATGTTATAAAAAACAGAAAAGGTAAAATGATTAACGGTACATTTGTAAAGAACATTTAATATCAAAACCAATCTTATGAAAATTATAGAACTTTTAGACGGCAGCACTTGGGATATGGAGACAGTCCTTGAAAAGATGCACGATGATGAATTTTACTACGGCGTACTTGGTAAGAACGCTCTGTCTTCATCTGCTTGCAAGCTGCTACTTACCTCGCCAAAGACGTACTACTACGTTACAAAGTATGGCAACGATGATTCTGATGCGTTTGCAGTAGGTCGCTTAGTACACTTAATGGCCCTTGAGCCGCACAAAGTGGCTGACTACGAAGTGATTGAGGTGCAGAGCAAGTCGGCTAAGGCTTGGCAAGATGCAAAAGGAAAGCGTAACCTATGTACCCGCAAAGAGTACAACGAGGCTCAGAGAATATCTGATGCACTGCTTCGCAATGAGAACGTGCTTGGCTTGCTCACAGGCTGCGAGTTTGAAGTACCAAAGATTGGTATGATTGGCGGGCTGCCCTTTAGGGCGAAGGCTGACATCTACGCTGATGGTTTCTTGGCTGATTTGAAGACGACAACCGACCTACGAGCATTCCCTTACTCTGCTAAGAAGTATGGTTACGACGTACAAGCGTTCATCTACACCAGATTGTTTGGAGTGCCGATTGACAAGTTCTTCTTTATCGCTATTGATAAGGCAAGTTTAGACATAGGTATTTATGGAGTTAGCCCTGAGTTTGTAGCAGAAGGTGAGCGCAAGACTTTAGAAGCGATCGAGACTTACAAGAAGTTTTTTATCTTAGGTGAAGACTTAGACTCATACACAGTTGTAGGTACGTTATGACTGACATCACCAAATGCAGCGGAACTGACTGCCCACTAAAAGAATCCTGCTATCGTTACACCGCACCAACGGGGATGTATCAATCTTTTTTTGTTGGCGTACCTATCAAGAACGGTCAATGCGAATACTATTGGGGTGAAGCCTCACAATCAACATACGAGCAATTAAAAGAAATCTTTAAAACCAACGAGTAATGCGAGACCAATTCATGAGGATAGCTATGGCGCAGCTCCGTAGCACCTACCCCTTCAAGCCCCAACGCAGAGCAATAGCTGCTCGGATGTGGGTAAAGTACTTAGAGCGTAAGAATGGATAGACCATTCGTTCTCGCGTTCCACAAGCAGAACTCGGGTGTTTCACACCATAGGACATTTGCCCCTTTGATATGTCACAAAGGAGTAGATGTCTTTTTCATTGAGAAAATAACCGACATTGACCCTGAGATATGGCCTAAGGTTACTCACGTCTTTACCTCAAGGGTTTTCCCCGTTGAGCCGTTTGATGACTTTGTAAAGCTCTGCCGAAAGGAAGGCATTAAGTTAATTGTTGACAATGACGATTGGTGGGTGCTGCCTCCGACCCATCCTTTGCTTGGTGTCTATTCTGATCAGATGAAGATGAAGATTATTCGCTCTATGAAAGCAGCGGATGAGGTATGGGTGACTAACAAACACCTTGCCTCAAAGGTCAAGAAGTACAATACCAACATCCGAATCATCCCCAATGCAATCAGCGTAGCTACGTGGCAGGTAGAACGTAAACCAAGCGATGAAGTGCGCTTCGGGTATATAGGGGGCAACCACCACTTAATAGACGTAAGGGAGTCTACAATCAATCTTGAAGGCTATCAAGGGTATGTTGCGGAGGTAGATGGCTACCCAGATATTATGAGGGCAAGCCATAGGCTTCCTACGATGCCACCAACACACTACCATAAACTCTACGAGTTCTTTGACGTTAGCCTCGTACCGCTTACGACATCCGAGTTCGCCAAGTGCAAGTCGCACCTAAAGATGCTTGAGGCAGGCTTTAGCAAATGTGCTTTGATAGTAAGCAACACGCAACCCTATTCACCCTATATCACCAAAGAGAACTGCATTGCTATCAAGCACCCAAGCGAATGGGCAGGTGCAATCAAGAGGCTAAAAGAAAACCCAAATCAAGTGGCTGATATAACAGAATCGTTATACGAGTATGTGCAGGACTTCACGATGGATAAGATAAACGAACTACGATGCTTTACATAGTCACCCCCTGCTCACGCCCTCATAACCTTGTAAGGCTAAAACAACATATCCCTGCCTATGCAACGTGGGTGGTAATGATGGATTCATCCACCAATTACAAGGAAGCAACAGGCGCATCAATCACACATTACTCCACACGCACGGGGGATATGGGCAACCCCCTCCGTAATGAGTTCCTTGATCTTTATGCTGATTCCTTTACCAAAGAGGATTGGGTGTACTTCTTGGATGATGACAATATCCTGCATCCAAAATTCCTTGAGGAGTGGAACAACATAAACGGACTTGACTGCTCAATCGTAACGTGGGGGCAGATAGGCAGGCTCCGTCCTACTGACCAACCAAGAGTCGGCAATATAGATACGGCCTGTTATATGTTCAAGCCTCACGACCTTCCTAAGCTACGCTTTGAAATGGCCTACGATGCAGATGGCACCTTTGCTCAAGCAGCATCCGAACAGGGAACACTTATCTGCGTAGAGCAGTACCTTTGTTATTACAACGCCCTAAAATGAAAACGAGCAAACAAATAGACGGGTGGTTCAACCACCAAGCAGCATACGACTACCTCCTTGCCAATATGCCGGAAGACGGCACATTCGTAGAACTGGGTGCGTGGCTCGGTAAGTCATCGGCCTACCTATGTGACAAAGCAACATCCCAAGAAATCACAATCGTTGACACTTGGAAGGGTTCGCCGAACGAACTCACGACCACACATAAACTTGCAACGGAACAGAATATCTATAATCTCTTTGTGGAGAATATGGGAGACCGCAAGTACAAGGCAATCAAAGCAACATCCAAAGTAGCATCAAAGAAGTTTGCCAACGAATCCCTTGACGTGGTATTCATAGACCTTACCCATACCTATGAAGCGGTAAAGGAAGACATCCAGTTATGGCTACCCAAAGTCAAGAAGGGAGGCTTCATCGCAGGAGATGACTACCACGAGAATTGGAAGGGAGTGATACAAGCCGTTGATGAACTGCTGCCACACGCTACGTTCATAGATGACTGTTGGATTTACCAAAGGTGAAGAACCACACAAAGGTCTATCTCAAAGGGATGGGCTACTCCACAACTGATTTCATCCCCTGCGAGGTGTGTCAAGGCCAAGCCGTGGACATTCACCACATCGAATCTCGTGGGATGGGTGGAAGCAAAATTGCTGATACGATAGAAAACCTAATGGCTCTATGCCGGGCTTGCCACGTTGCCTATGGTGATATTAAGCAATGGAAGGAGCGACTTCAAGCAACACACAATCACCACCTTGCTAAAAGGGTTATTTAGATAGAACCGATAATAACGGAACTAAACGGATATGAAAGACGATAAAGGAAGATTCATCGCAGGCAACACAGGTCGCCCAAGCGGAACACCAAACAAGACCACCAATAAAATACGAGAGGCATTCCAAACCCTTATCGAAGCCAACCTTGAGAATATGACCCTATGGCTCACACAAGTAGCAGCAGATGATCCAAAGGGCGCACTTGATCTATTGAACAAGATGGCAGAGTATACAACTCCCAAACTTGCAAGGGTTGAAAACTCACACGAGGTATCCGATGAGCTAACTAAAATCAAAGTAGAGATTGTCCGAACTAAACCTAAAGAGTAGCGAACTCTTTGAGAAGAACTACACCGCATCAACTCGGATAGTAGTCAATCAAGGCGGCAGCCGTTCTGGCAAGACCTACTCGCTTTTGCAGATGCTCATCGTGATGGCAATGGAGGATAGAGGCAAGGTGTACTCAATCGTGCGCAAGTCTCTGCCGTCTCTGAAGATGACGGCCTATCGTGACTTCTTCGAGATACTAAATGCCAATGGCCTATACGATGAAGCGCGGCACAACAAGAGCGATTACACCTACGAGTTGAATGGCAACCTATTTGAGTTCATTAGCCTTGACCAACCGCAGAAGAAACGGGGAGCAAGACGTGATTACCTATTCTGCAATGAGGCAAACGAACTCACTTGGGAGGATTTCTTTCAGCTCTTGATTCGTACTACAGGTAAGATATGGGTTGACTACAACCCTTCAGACGCGTTCCATTGGATCTATGACAAGTTGCTGACTCGTGATGACGTAACGTACATCCAATCCACCTACCTTGACAATCCGTTCTTGGATGCAAGTATCGTTGAGGAGATAGAAAGGCTGCAACATACGGACAATGACTATTGGAGAATCTACGGACTCGGAGAACGTGGGATGAGCAGAGCTACCATCTTCCAATACGGGCAAGCCGAGATACCAACAGAGGCCACGCTCTTATGTCACGGAATGGACTTTGGGTACACTAATGATCCTACTGCACTCGTGGCAGTCTATAAGTCAGGAGACAATCTCTATGTAGATGAGTTGATTTACCGAACGGGTATGACCAACCCCGACATCAGCAACGTACTTGCCTCACTTGGTCTTGACAGACGTACTGAAGTATTCGCTGACTCTGCGGAACCTAAAAGTATTGAAGAGTTGCATCGGATGGGATGGAATGTAAAACCCACTCAGAAGGGTTCAGATAGCATCATAGTAGGTATTGACGTACTGAAGCGGCACAAACTATTCGTAACACCACGAAGCAGCAACCTAATTAAAGAATTGCAGAACTACAAATGGGTGGAGGATAAAAACGGAAACCTCTTGAATAAGCCTATCGATGCATTCAACCACGCGATCGATGCTCTTCGCTATGCCACCTATAACAAACTCAGCAGACCTAACTTCGGCAGGTATGCCATACGCTAAAAAACTAAAAGGTTATTTTAATAGAATGAAATTCTTTGTACCCAATCAAATGAACGAGATAAAACTCGTTGACTACCAAAAGTTCATAAGGCTTGAGGGAGATGATGAGTTTCTTGCTCGCAAGTCATTAGAGATTTTCTGTGGCCTAAAGATGGATGTCATCCTTCAGATGAAAGCATCAAGTCTCACTAAGGTGAATAGCATACTGATGAAAGCCTTTAACGAACGTCCTGCTCTAAAGCAGCGTTTTTTTATTGGTAAACAGGAGTTTGGCTTCATCCCATCACTTGAGGAGATCACTGTTGGCGAACTAAACGATGTTGATCAATACATTTCTGACTGGTCGCAGATGCATAAGGCAATGGCTGTTCTGTTTCGCCCTGTCGTTTCTACCTTTGGTCAGCGCTATGACATAGAAAAATATGAAGGTTCTGCCAAGTACGCAGGCAAAATGTTAGACATGCCCCTTGATATTGCAATAGGTGCAATGTTTTTTTTTTGGACTTTAGGAAGCGATTTGTCGAAAGCTTCCCAGCAATCTTTAGCGATGCAGAATCAGATGAATTTAGCCCAGCTGCCCAATTTTCCAAACGATGGAATTGGCTCCCTATCTTCTACCAACTCTCAGGAGGAGACCCTTTGAAGTTCGACCAAGTATCACAGATGTCAGCCTCATTCGCATTCACCTACCTCACCTTTGACAAAGATCGCCTTGAAACAGAGAATAAGATTCTGCAAAAACAACTAAAACGATGAGACAATTTTACGATATCACCACCAAGTTAAAGGATACCCTTGAGGCTAATAGCCAAGTCAACGTGGTAACAACAGGCGATATATTCGACATCGACCTAAACAAGCAGACGATCTTTCCCTTGTCGCACATCATTATCAACCAAGCAACATTCGAAGGACAGATAGTCCGTATGAACGTGAGCATTGTTTGTATGGACTTAGTGGATGAAACAAAAGAGAATCCAAGACTGCAGGCAGAACCGTTCTACGGGATCAGCAACGAGCAAAATATACTGAATACCCAACTTGCGGTAATCAACGATGTAGTTACAGAATTACGCAGAGGTACTCTGTATACCGATCTTTATCAGTTGGATGGTACTGCTTCTTGCGTTCCATTTAGTGAGAGGTTTGAGAACCTGCTTGCTGGTTGGACCGCTACGTTTGATGTACTGCTTGCAAACACCGAGATAAGCGTTTGCTAAAATGGCACGGGAGGACTTGATTGCTGCGGTACTTATTAAGTTTGGCAAATATGTCATTCAACAGGCGAGAAGTAACCTCACCAAAGGCAAGCACAACTTTGACAAGACCCTTTACAATTCACTTAAATACAACATAACATACACTAAAACTAATTTCTCTTTGAGTTTTTCAATGGAGGATTATGGTGTGTATCAAGACAAAGGGGTAAGAGGAGCAGGAGGCACGAGAAAGACTACAAGCGCCTTTAAGAGAACAAATAACAAGGGCAAGATTTGGAAGCAGAAAGCGCCTAACAGTCCATTTCAATATAGAGATAAAAAACCCCCTGTATCTGCATTTAAAGTTTGGGCAGAGAGCAAAGGTCTAAATCCTTATGCAGTCCGTGAGTCGGTATATCGACAGGGTATTCCTGCAACAAAGTTCTTTAGCACCCCATTTAATATCGCAATCAACAAACTGCCACCTGAAATTGCTACCGCAATAAAAAATAGTTTCTAAAAAATGAGTACACCTGTATTTTCCACACCGAGCAGCCTTGCTATGGCAAGAAGCCCACAATTTATTACGGCAAAGAATAACGCTCTTGCGCTTGACACGCTCACAGAGATGGACTTAAACCTCCGCATTCGTACGGGGGTGCTTGCTGCATCGGGTTCGTTTAACTACTCGTTGAGCAAAGACTATTCAATAAACCAAGTCATCAACTTTGAAATCAGCGACCTAGTTCGCTCGGAGTTTTACCATGACTTCAGCGTATGGAATGACATAGGCTACACGCAAAGCCCACAGGGTGAGGCGTTGTGGATAGTACCCGAAGGCTCTGTGACATTCTCTAATAACGGAGCAGCATCCGCCAACGCAATCTTCCCCGATGAATCAGACACCGCGTACGCATATCTAACTACCGATGGATGGGCAACCCGTGATAACATCGCCCCTGTTGCGGTATCTCAACCCGTGCTTGCAACAAGCAGAGACAGGCAGGTACTTGTAGGCAACTATGAATCCCTTGCGATTAACAATAGCGTAAATAATGGGCTTGCTTATATTGTCATCAGTTGGCAGAGTGGTGATTCCGATGATTTTTATGTGAGTGCCGTAAGCACCGCACCGCCAACACGCGCAACCAACAACTCACAAAACCTTGTGATTTACGCAGGCGTTGGCCCTGCAAACCTTGAGAACAATTCTTTTTTACCTTCCGAGATAAAGCCAAGCGCACAACCCGATGGGGGCGTAGGGCAGTACTACGATGTGATTCTAAAGAATGCATCAAATACCACGATTGGAACGGTGAGGTACTATGTTCAATGTGAGGCAAAGTACACGCCTGTGCAGGTGGCGTTCATCAATCGCTTTGGCGTTGCTGACTTCATCACGTTCTTCAAGCGCAGCGATGAGCGTGGTAACTTCACGCAGGACTCCTACCAAAAGAGCATCTACAACGATGGCTTCACCACCCCTTCATTGGAGATAGGCAAGTACCAATCCTTCAACGTGAACTCTCGCAACACCCTAACTCTAAACACAGGGTTCGTTGACCAAGACTACGATGAGACTATTGAGGACATTCTGATGAGCGAGTATGTTGCGGTATATACCAATAGCAACTGGGTAAGCGTTGTTCCGAATCGTGGAAGCATAGAGTACCAAAAAAGCATAAACACAAAGCTTATCAATTATACAATGTCCTTTGACTTCGGATTTGATGAGCGCAGTTTGGTACGATGAACAAGGTTGATATTTACGTCAATGGCTTTCGCCTTGACATCTTTGATGATGAGGAGATCAGCATCAACCTATCGGTGCAGAACGTGCAGGACATCTCAAAGGTGTTTACGGACTTCACGCAGGGATTCACTATTCCTGCAAGCCCACGCAATAACGAGATACTTCAGCACTATTACAACGCCAATATCACGGAGTCGCTAATCACTACCGAGACGGGCGGCAGCCCTGTATGGAATAGCATAGGCATCACTTGGAATACTTTTAACACGACTTGGAACTCTGGTGCAACTACGACAAGCACCGTCAATACTTTTGATGCCCGGCTACGACAGGAAGCAAGAATTGAAATAAACTCCCTACCATTCCGCACAGGTGTGATTGAGGTAGAGAATGTGCAGTTGAAAGGCACGGAGCCTTATGCGTACACGCTGACGTTCTATGGAGATGTAGTAACGCTTACTGATTTATTTGGCGAGGACTATTTGTATGACGTTGACTTCAGCTCATACAACCACGAATACACCGATACAGTGGTATTTAACAAGTTAACAACTGATGATGACACGGGTTTGTTTTATCCGTTATGCAGCCCTGTAAAGAATTGGTTTTACCAAAGCGGTAGTAACGCAGCTGCTGACAATGAGAACAACATTGCTCACAAAACAGGAGGCGTGGGATCGCGTGGCATCCGCTACTATGAGTTAAAGCCCGCACTAAAGGTTACGAATATCCTTACCGCAATAGGAGCAAAATACGGAATCACGTTTACAGGAGCATTCTTGTCTGCTACTCCGTTTGTTGATTTGTCGCTATGGTTACATAGATACGAGGGATATCTCTTTAGCGGAGGCAATGATATTGCTTATCAGTTAATAAATATGAACCGCAATACGGGAAGCGGTACGCAGTTTAATTTAACTACTGATACTTGGAATGTTCCTGCGGGACTTTCGACAGGAAGACCATATAGCCTTTCTATCACAATTCAAAATGCATCAGAGAAGTATGAATTGACCGCTTTCTCCAATGGCATACAAATAGGAACTATTTTAGTAAATGCACATCCTTCCACAAGTGTTACGACACTGATGCAGCCCGTATTTGCTGCGGATGGCGCACCCGTACAATTATTTATCAGACCGCAGCAAGCGACTGCAATGACGTACCAATGCACGGACTACACCGCTACGAACTTACTTACCTCTGTTGTAAACTTTTCAGTAGACCAAACCTTATCTGCCTCCTACTCCTTTCAAGTGGTAGTGCAAGACATAATGCCCGAAATAAAGGTCAAAGACTTCTTGGCAGGTATTCTGAAGATGTACAATATGGTGATTGTGCCGACTACATCTACGAGCTTCTTGTTTCAGCCGTTGCAGGATTGGTACGCAGCAGGAACCGACCAAAACTATCAGACCTATCTTGACATCACAGAGTATGTCGTGAACCGCCCGCCCCTTTACAGGGAGATAGAATTTAAGTATCAAGAGACACAAGCAATACTTGGCTTTCAATATCTGCAAACAAACAACATCGGCTTTGGGGATTTGAACAACACCTTCACTTTTGATGGCGATGAGTTCCTAATTGAGGTGCCGTTTGAATGCCCTTTGTTTGAAAGGCTAACCAATCAAGCAAACGGAGTTCTCACCAACGTACTCGTGTACAAAAGCATCACAAGCGAGGCAAACGAAGACGGCATATTCAATCCATACTTGGGTGCGCCCATCTTATTCTACGGCTACTTTGATGACTATGACTTGTCAACAAACTCTTTGACATTTGTAAACGCAGATGATACTCACGAACAAGTGAATATCGCTTGGTATGCCAATACATCTAACCGCTACTCAAGCGCGGCAGACTCGCATTCTATTTGCTTTGGCGCAGACATAGACCCATACCACCTGCAATCGGTAAACCAAAGCCTTTACTTTAATGAGTATAGCGACTACATCACCGACCTGTATGCCAAGAGCCGCAGGTTGTACAACGTAGAAGCGGTGTTGCCTATCGGCAAAATCATCACGCTGAACCTTCAGAATGCAATAATCTGGAACAACACTAAGTACATCATTAACAACGTGAGCCTAAATATGACCACAGGCAAAGCAACATTCGAACTCCTTAACGTAGTATGACAAAAGGATATATAGGTTATTTAGTAGATCTACTTCAGTCGAAGGACTGGATTGGCGTAAGTGACAACGTAGAAATAGCAAAGGGCAAACACCATATACCAAGCAATTGGCAAGACGTTAAAAAGATAATAAGAAGGTTATGGCTGAAGAAGTAATTATTGATATAAAAGTAACGACCAACGCTGAACCTGCTGCTGCTAAAATCAATAAGGAGCTCGATAGTGTAAAGCGTAAGGCTAAAGAGGTCAAGGATGATTTAGACGCAGCCTTTGAGGATACGGGCAAGGGTGATGGCAAGATTAAGAAGGGGACACAGGATGTTGAGACCCTAAAGAATGCATTGTCTCCTATCAAGGGACTTATTAACGATCTTACTGGCGGAATGTCCGATGCATTCTTCCAAGCATTTCAATCGGTAAAAGCAACAACCACAGCAATAAAAGGTCTCGACCTTGCGTTGAAGACTGCTTCGTTTGGTATTTTTATCTTGGTGGTTCAAGAAGCGATTAAGTTATATGATCAACTCGTTATTAGTGAAGAAGAAGAAGCGGAGGCGTTAGCGGCCTCTGAAGCGGCAAGAAAAAAATATAACGATGAGCTTCGTGCTACGGCAGATGCTCTTGTTAAAGAGAGACAAGCCCGCAAAGGCGCGACTAACGAGATAAGGCGTGAGGTAGCGGAGCTTGAAGCATCGGGCGCAACGGCAGAACAAATCCTTCAAAAGAAAAAAGACCTAAACTTTCAAGAGAAGTTAGACCTTGTTGCAAAGCAAGCATTTTTGTATGATGATGCCCAAGCCCAAAAGGATATAGCGCAAGCCTTACTTGACAATGCCTCTGCCCTGCGGGTGCTTGAATTAGCAGATGACAAGCGTGTTGCGGATATAAAAGCAGCAAACGCAGCCAAAGCCAAAGCCGACTTAGAAAAAAAGAAAGCAGAGGATAAAGCACAATTTGAAAAAGAAGCCCAAGAGAGATTTGATAGATTAAACAAAGAGCAACAAGATATAATCCTTCAAAGGATTGCAGTTGAAGACGCCGAAGAAGCAAGGCGTGTAGCTCGATTAGCAAAAGAAAAGCAAGACAGAATAGACATAAATCAGTTTAACCTAGATGCCGATGAGGAGGCGTTCAACAATGAAATTGCGCTTCAAGAAAAGCGAAAGGCATTAGGCGAGAAGCGTGTTGCGGATGAGAAAGCTATACAAGACGCGATAGCGTTTGCCCAATCTGCCAACTTGGCAAATGTGCAAAACACCATTGGGGCTTTGGGTTCATTGTTTGAAGAAGGTACTGCCGCGAGTAAGGCAGCTGCAATCGCTCAGATAGCCATTGGTACGGGTGTGGGATTTGTAAATGGTTTGGATATTGCTCAAAAGTCAGCAAAGGGAACAGGCGCTGCAGCCGCTTTTGCATTCCCTTTGTTTTACGCAGCTCAAATAGCAGCGGTGCTTGCAGCAGCAGGCCAAGCAAAAAAGATTCTTTCAACTGTTAAAGGTGGCGGGTCTATGTCGACACCTACTGCCCCATCTGTAGGAGGGACACCTTCTGCGCCATCTGCACCTCAATTTAACATTGTAGGTCAAAGCGGTACTAACCAACTCGCACAGGGTATCGGTAGTCAATTTAATCAACCAGTTCGTGCATACGTTGTAGGGCAGGATGTAACGACCTCACAACAACTACAACGCCAAAGAGTAAGAACCGCAACATTCGGATAATATGAAACTAATTGAACTTATACTTGATGAAACGATGCTGCTTACAGGCATCGATGCAATTAGCCTCGTAGAGCATCCAGCTATTGAGGAGGACTTTATCGCGCTAAACTCGCAGAAGCGTGAGGTCTTTGCAATGCAAAACCAAGAGAAGCAGTTGCTGATGGGCGCAGCCCTTATCCCTGACAAGCCAATCTACCGCACCGATGGTGAGAACGAGTACTATGTGTACTTTTCAAAAGACACAATCCGTAAGGCGATGGAGTTGTTCTTTAAGAACGGTTACCAAAACAACGCTACCATTGAACACGACTACGATGTCAAGGGTACTACGATTGTAGAATCTTGGATTATCGAAGACGCAACGCTCGACAAGAGCAGGGCTTATGGTCTTGATCTGCCAGTAGGAACTTGGATGGTATCTATGAAGATCGAAAACGAAAGTTTATGGCAGCGTGTCAAAGGCGGTGAGTTTCGTGGATTCTCCATTGAAGGATACTTTGTTGACAAGATAAACCTATCTAAGCAGGAGTTAGAGATTATAGAAGAGCAAGAAGCGGCGTTGATGCTATCACAGATTATTGCCATCATAAAAAGAGATGGTCGTAAAAAGTCAGGTACCCGTACTGAGTTGGAGGCATACTCTGACTACCCTGATGCGGTAAAGAACAACGCTAAGCGTGGCATCGAGCTAAATGAAAAGAATAATAACAAGTGTGCTACTGCGGTAGGTAAAGTCCGTGCTCAGCAGTTAGCGCAAGGCAGGGCATTGTCTTTAGAGACCATCACGCGGATGTACTCGTATCTATCAAGAGCCGAGACATACTACGATGAAAACAATAGCGAAGCCTGCGGCACAATATCATTTCTGCTATGGGGTGGCCTTGCAGGTAAGCGTTGGGCAGAATCCAAACTCAAAGAACTCGGCAAACTTGAACTCGCAGTTGGCGTACCACATTACACCGCCGACGGAGAACTTTACACAGGCCCAACGCATAAGGATGCTGATGGCAGACTGATGACAGGCGCAGAGCATACGGAAGAAAGCGAATACCTATACCATAAAGAAGACCTAAAGAATGTATAGACCAATGAAACTCCCCGTTGCGTCACCGAGAGGTGGCAGGCGTGGATGCTTATGCAAAGACAACACCTACAAGTCCAACTGCTGCGATGGTTCATTGCAAGCACAGGGCGTTGGCTCGTTAGTAGATCAAGGCATAAGCATTAGGATACGAGGCGAGGAGTGGCAGACCATCAATACCCTTTGGGAGTCTACAAATACTCTATGGCAGGATCTTTAAAAATGTTACAAATAACCAAAACCCTTTTAATTACTTAGTATGAAAGCAAATTCCATTCTGAATAGAATCCTTGCCGAACTTGCATCCGTAAGGAACGTAAGTTTAGCAACAATGAACCTTGAGAACGGTGCCGTTCTTGAGGCTGAAGCCTTTGAAGCAGGCAATGAAGTATTCGTCCTTAGCGGCGAAGATCGTGTTGCAGCTCCAGTTGGCGAGCACCTCCTTGAGGATGGCCGTATTTTGGTCATCACCGAAGAAGGCGTAATCGCTGAAATTAAAGAAGCCACTGCTGCTGAAGTAGTAGAGGTTGAAGTACCTACTGAACTTGCCGATATGGAAGTAGTAGAGGAAGCTCCCGCTGTAGTTGCAATTATCGAGAAGGTTCTCGAAGAAATTGCAATGATGCGCGAAGAAATGAAGGGAATGCGTGAGGAGATGGGCGGATATGCCAAGAAGGAGGAGATGGCTGCGGTTAAAGCAGAACTATCTGCCGCCCCTGCTGCGAAAGCCATCAAGCACAACCCCGAAACAAAGCAAGTCCAAAAGATGAGTTCTAACCGTCCAGAACGGACGATTGACCGAGTCCTTGCACGAATCAATAAATAATAAATATAAAAAATGGCTACGACCACTTCAATCACTACAAACTACGCCGGAGCGTTCGCAAGCAAGTATATTTCTGCTGCGCTTCTTTCTGCTGATACGCTTGACAAAGGTCTCATCGAGATCCTTCCAAACGTAAACTATCGCACTACCCTTCAGAAGGTTAACACTAACGATGTAGTCAAAGACGCTACTTGCGATTTTGATGCAACTTCTACCTTGACTTTGACCGACCGCATCCTTGAGGTTGAGCCGTTTCAAGTGAACTTGCAGCTTTGTAAGAAGGACTACTACGATTCTTGGATCGGTGGTCAAATGGGTTTCTCTGCTTATGATAGCATCCCCGCTTCTTTTGCTGATTTCTTGATTGCACACGTTGCTTCAAAGACTGCACAAAAGATTGAGCAAAACATTTGGAACGGTAACGCAGCAAGCGCAGGCGAGTTTAGCGGATTCCTTTCTTTGATGACTGCTGACTCTGACGTTATTGACGTAACTGCTACCACCGTGACTGCTTCGAACGTCATTACTGAGCTCGGAAAAATTGTAGACGCCATCCCTTCAGCACTTTACGGTAAAGAAGATTTGACTATCTACGTTCCACAAAACGTAGCTAAGGCTTACGTCCGCGCATTGGGCGGATTCGGAACTTCAGGTCTTGGAGCAAATGGTCTTGATAACAAGGGCACAATGTGGTATGGCAACGGAGATTTGTTCTTTGATGGTATCCGCGTTGCTATGGCAAACGGTCTTGCTTCAAACAAGATGGTTGCTGCTCAATCTTCAAACTTGTTTTTTGGAACAGGCCTCATAAACGAGCGAAACGAAGTGCGCGTGTTGGACATGGCCGACCTTGACGGTTCAGGCAATATCCGCGTGATCCTACGTTTCTTCGCAGGTGTTCAGTACGGAATCGGTTCAGACGTCGTTCTTTACTCATAATACGAACTAACGTAAATCAAGAGGGGGCTTGGGCTATGTCCTCGCCCCCTTTTTTAATTCTAATAAAACAAAGAAACAATGGCTTGTGATTTAACAAAAGGCAGGGCAGTACCCTGTAAAGACGTAACAGGTGGAATCCGTGCGGTATATTTCGTAGATTTCGGTGACTTAGGTACTATTACCTTGACCAACGATGAGATTACCAACATCAGCGGTACATTCTCTGCTTACCAATACTTAGTAAAGGGCAATAGTTCTTTTGATCAAACCTTCAATTCAAGCCGTGAGAATGGAACTACGTTCTTTACGCAGACCTTAAATCTTACGTTGACCAAACTTACAAAAGAGGACAACAAAGAATTGAAGTTGCTTGCTTATGGTCGGCCTTATGTTGTGGTACAAGATTACAACGGCAACGCATTCCTTATGGGTATGGTTAACGGTGCTGAAGTAACCGGTGGGACGATTGTTACAGGTGCTGCAATGGGCGATCTATCTGGCTACACTTTAACGATGGAAGGCCAAGAGGCTATGCCTGCTAACTTTATCGCTGGTGCTACTATTGCGAATCCATTCGCTGGACTTGCGGGTGCTAACGACACGATTGTTGTAGGTTCAAACTCGTAATCTACCGCAAGGTAAAATAGTTAAAGGGGCTTCGGCCCCTTTTCTATTTTTAAACAAATTCAAAGTAAAAGGTTATTTATTTAAGATGCATATCCTTCAAGTATCAGCTTCGCCACAAGCGATAGTAATCATACCACGCACATTCCCTGCGAGCGTTACGATTGCGCTAATTGATGAATCAACAAACACCACCGCAACACCTGCGGTTACGGCTGCCTCTGCTAATGGTTTTATGACCCTTACAGGCACGTTCAGCCTTGTCAACAATAGATTCTATGGCTTGAAGGTATTTGCATCGGGAGATTTAATATATAGGGATAGGGTCTTTGTAACTTCGCAAACAGACTACGAGAAATTTACGGTGAACCAAAACGTCTACACCGAAGAAACAAGCTACAATAATGAGTACATCATCATCTAAAGGAAGCAAAGTCCACGTTGTGAACTTCAGTTCCTATACCACACCTGTTGTTACAGAGGTACAGGGAAAGGACTATGTAGAATACGGCGAGGATAACGACTATTTCGGCTACCTAATCGACCGATACAACGGATCACCCACCAATAACGCAATCCTAAACTCTTTGATGGATTTGACCTTTGGTAAGGGCTTGGATGCAACGGACTCTGCCAAGAAGCCGAGCGAATACGCAGCGATGCGTGGCCTGTTTACCAAGTCTTGCTTGCAGAAGGTAGTGAGCGATTACGTTATGATGGGACAATGCTCTTTTCAGGTGGTATACTCGCAAGATCACAACACCATCGTCGAGGTGCAGCACATCCCCGTAGAGACGTTACGAGCAGCAAGGTGCAACGAAGACGGAGAGATTGAGGCTTACTACTACGCAAAGGATTGGACAGACGTAAAAGGAAGAAAAGAAACTGCGGTACGCATCCCTGCATTTGGCAAGAGCCGTGAAGGTTTAGAGATCCTATACATCAAACCATACCGAGCAGGATTCTACTACTACTCACCGGTAGATTATCAGGGGGGCCTTCCTTACGCGGAGCTCGAGGAGGAAATTGCGAACTACCATATCAACAATGTCCAAAATTCGTTGAGTCCGTCACTTTTAATTAACTTCAACAACGGTGTTCCAAGTGAGGAGGAGCGTAGGCAAATAGAGCAGCAGATTGCCCAAAAATATAGTGGGTCATCTAATTCGGGCAAGTTCATCCTTGCCTTCAATGACAACAAAGATCTTGCTGCAACTATCGACACGGTTCAGTTATCAGATGCCGCTGCACAATATCAGTTCTTATCTGATGAGGCTGCGCAGAAGATAATGGTGTCGCACCGTATTGTAAGCCCTATGCTTTTGGGTATCAAGGACAATACGGGTCTTGGCAACAACGCGGATGAACTCAAGACCGCTTCTATGCTTTTGGACAACCTTGTTATTCGCCCCAAGCAGGAGATTATCCTTGACGGCATAGACCAAATCTTGGCCTACAACGACATCAGCCTAAACCTTTACTTCAAGACCCTTCAGCCTTTGGAGTTTACCGAAACTGAGGTACAAGACGCAGAGGTTGTAGAAGAAGCAACAGGCGTTAAAACAGATTCTATTGCCCCTATGCAGGTAAGTGAAGCCAACGAGGAGCTAATCCAAAAAGAGGCATCATACAACGGAGCACAGATCGCAAGTTCTTTGCAGATTATGCAGAGCGTAAAGGATGGCGTTCTAACGGTTGACCAAGCGATCACGTTCTTGGTACAGATGCTTCAATTTGATCCACAGGTTGCCAATGCTCTATTTAAGGGTAACTCTTCTGCTATTATTTCGCAGATGAAGTCGCACAAGTTTAAGAGCGAGGTACCCGAATTTTCCAAAGAAGATGAGCATAAGTGGATAGATGCTCTGCGGGGAAAGGGTGAGGTCGTTGATTTAGAAGAATGGGAACTCATCAGCGATGAGGTAGTCAACGACCCTGATAATGAGGATACCCACCTCGCTACGCAGTACAACTTTGCCGTAGAGGACTTTAGCAATGCTGATGAAAAAAGCAATTCTGATAGTGGACTTTACAAAATACGTTATGCGTACACCCGAAACATCAGCAGCAACTCCCGCGAGTTTTGCCGTGAGATGGTCGGAGCAGCAAATGGAGGAACCGTATTCCGCAAAGAGGACATCGACATGATGAGCTTCAGCGGTGTCAATGGTCAGTTCGCTCCCGAAGGTCAGAGCGTGTACTCGATCTGGAAGTGGAAAGGCGGAGCATTCTGCCACCACGCTTGGAGACGTATGGTTTACTTCCGCAAGAAGCAGGGTGGTAAGTTCTTACCCAATGAAGGTCTTGACAACGACAAACTCGTATCAACGGAAGCTGCAATCAAAGAAGGAGTACCAACGAGCAAGCTCGTTCCAAACGGATGGGATGCTGCTCAAACACGACCCATTGACACATCATCAAGAGGATCATTAAAATACAGATAAGAAATGGCAACGGCATTATGGATTAAACGAGAGGACTTGGTTCGCAACACCGCGATTGGCGGTAACGTGGACACGGACAAGTTTATTCAGTTCATTAAGATAGCACAGGAGATACACATCCAAAACTACACAGGCACGAAGTTGTATGATAAAATCAGCAACGACATCATCGCCAATACTCTTGCCAATCCTTACTTGGCGTTGGTGAACGACTACCTTCAGCCGATGCTTATCCATTGGGCTATGGTGGAGTACTTGCCTTTTGCTGCTTATACGATTGGCAATGGTGGTGTGTTCAAGCACAACTCGGAGAATAGCACTACCGCTGAAAAGATTGAGGTTGACTATTTGGTAGGCAAGGCTCGTGACTTGGCGCAGTATTATACTGACCGCTTTATCACTTATATGAGCTACAACCAAGCCTCATTCCCCGAGTACAACGCCAACAACAACGCTGACGTTTACCCTGATACTGACGCAAACTTTGCCTCTTGGGTGTTATGAGTGGCAAGAAACAGACCTACACTCCGAAGCGTAGCAACATTGTGAAGTTAAAGAGTTATTTAGACAATGGGAGTTCAAGGCGATTGGGGACAAGGAGCAGCAAACAATGACATCTATTGGGGTCAAGCTGCTGCAACGAACAGTATCTCTTGGGGTATGGTTCAGCCATTGTCTTATGGTCATCCTACTACTAACCTCTTTGGAGGTTCGGGACAAACTGCTTGGCAGTTGATAGAAGAAATTTGGAACACTTGGGATACAACTTGGAATAATTAGAAATGGGAACAACACTTACGGGGACAACCCCACAGGACACATACGATAGCCTTATTAAGGTTACGGACAACGGGCCGATTAGCGGTACGCTAAAGGCGTTAAGCGATGGTTTGGGTAATGACTCAACCTTGTCTTTGTCAACGACTGCTGCTTCTATCGCAGGAACTTTGGCAGTAACGGGTGATTTCTCTATCGCGGACAAGATTGTCCACATAGGCGATACCAACACCGCTATCCGCTTCCCTGCTGCTGATACAATCACTTTTGAAACTTCGGGAGCAGAAGCAGCGCGCATCAACTCATCAGGCAACGTAGGCATCGGCACGAGTTCGCCTAACAGAAAATTAGTCGTTGTATCTGCTGAATCCGAACAAGTTATTTTAACAAGCACTGCTGCATCTAATTTGTGCGGTATGTTTATTAATCCTGCGAACACCACTTTCAGTTCATTTATTGGAGGTACGGGAAATGATGCAGTAGTGCGAATTGAAGCTTCGGAGCGCTTCCGAGTAACTGCCAACGGAGTAACCTTCAACGGGGACACCGCAGCAGCCAACGCCCTTGATGACTACGAAGAAGGCACTTTTACTGCGACTGTTGCTCCGCTTACTTCGGGAACTATTACTTTGACAACTGACCAACGCACTTGTAAATATACTAAGATTGGAAATCAAGTTTCAATAACGGGGTATTTGGTTGTGGCAAGTGTTTCTTCGCCTGTTGGTGGTGAAGTCTTCATTCAAGGTTTGCCATTTACTATTGCAAATGGTTTTGCAGCAGCAGGCTCAGGAAGCGTTACGTTCTTTGATTTCCCCACATACGCAGCGGAATCAGCGCCTTCTATTTTTAGCCCAAACGCAACAAGGGTAAGTGTCATTAAGAATGCATCTCTTATTGGCGTAAGTGATGAATTCTACATTTCAGCAACATACTTCGTATAATAAATAAACAACAAACAAAATGATTGAAGAAGTAATCTACATCAGCGCATTTAACGTCAAATTAGACGGAACCATTGAAGTCCGCAAAACCACAGACGTTACCAAAGACGGAGCCGTAATCGCTTCATCTTATTGGCGCACCGTGCTTGCAGTTAACGACCCTGCTGCCGATGAGGTATTGGGAGTTGATGGCTACTACCGCACCCTTGCCAACGATGCTTGGGCAATGATTCCTGCACCCGTTGCAGAAGTTGTAGCCGAGTAAATGGAACACCTACAACAACGGCTTGATGCATTAAAGCAGCAAGAGGCGAATCTACTAATGCAATTAGATGAGGTTCGTGTCTTGGTATCTGCATACGAGAACACCCTAAACAAAGATGACAAAGGAGTCGGCTGATAGCGTAATCACGTCTTGGTCTTTAACGGGAGCAGGACTTCTCGTAA